GGCTTTACGCATGATTGGAGTTTTGAAATGAAACCAGAAGAAGCCGCGCAAACCATCAGAGAAAAAGCGCCAGCTTACGGCGAAGCCAAGGCTCAGCGGGTTTACCTTGAGGAATTCCGTAAAAGCCAAAAAGCCCTGTTAATGCGGGATGCTTTAGAAATGGGCTTTGAAGCGGCAAACGCACAAGAGCGGGAAGCCTACGCTGACCCTGTATATGCCAAACTGTTACGGGGACTGGCTGCGGCGATTGAAAAGGAGGAAACTCTTAAATGGGAGATTGAAGCGGCAAGGCTTGACATAGAGATTTGGCGCACAAGAGAAGCCACTAACCGAATGCAAGATAGGGCGCACCAATGAGAAAAAAATGCAAACGCAAGATTTGGCAAAAAGTTAACCCAATTGAATATGCCATAACAGGCGCTACGATTACTTCAGAAGAAAAGCTAGATGAACTTCGCATGAATGAATTGAGCGCTATTGAAAGCATGATTAAGGGCAATGGCACTACAGCAGACTGGCGGGTGCTAGTGGATATGATGAACATTGCTGAAACAATGAGCAATCACGGTATTGGCATTGAGGTTTTGCCCATTACCGAAATTGTTCAAATTGAAATGGAAGCTGCCGCCCGCAGGTATGAGAAAACCCGCAAAATGGGCTTATCAGGAACAGGCATTCGATTTGTTAAAGAGCTATACGCTTTACACGACCTACAACGTCAAAGTGTAAGCAGGGCAGAATATGAACGAATGATTAACAAAACCGCTGATTATCTTCGGTCAAATAACCACAGAGTAGTACACATTGCATGAGTTTTCAAAAACACCAATACATAAGAAGCAAAAAGCTGTTAAAGCTAGTGGCGGGTCTTGACTGCCAAGCCTGCGGTTTAGGCCATATGGTGCAAGCAGCGCACACAAACTGGGGTGGCGGCAAAGGCAGAGGCGTTAAGGCTGACGATAATTTAGTGGCTGCACTATGTCTTAAATGCCATTACGACATTGACCAAGGCAAAGAGTTAAGCAAAGAAGAGCGCCAAAAGATGTGGGAACAAGCGCACATTGCCACTGTAAAAAAACTGTACATTGATGGTCTATGGCCTGTTGACGTACCAATTCCAGCGTTTACAATTGAAGCGCAGTTGTCTCCTTTGCAGGGGCTTTGACCCCTGCTTTTTTGAGGATTATCATGAAAAAAGACGTTGCCGATTTTATTTCTACGTTGTTTCACAGCGCCACGGTGACGCATTTTATGCACCTAAGCACCGATTCTTACCCTGTTCACAAGGCTTTGGGCAAATACTACCCAGCCATTGTTGACTTAACTGACAAGTACGCAGAGGTGTATTCTGGCTGTTACGAAAAGATCAGGGACTTTCCTGAGAACTTCCATAACGCCAAAGACCCTGTTAAGTACTTGACCGGCATCAAAACTTACATTGAGAAAAACCGCGAGGCTTTGCCAGATGACAGCCATTTGCAAAACATTGTGGATGAAATCGCCGCGCTGGTTGACACTACCATTTACCAGTTGTCGCTAAAATGATCAGGATATTTGCTGGCTATGACCCAAGGGAGGCCATTGGCTACCATGTGTTTTGCCAAAGCCTAATTGAGCGCACTAGCGAGCCAGTTGCCATAACACCGTTGTACGGTACACAGCGGGACGGCACAAACGCATTCACCTATCAGCGGTTTCTTGTGCCTTATTTCACAGGGTTTACAGGCAAGGCAATATTCATGGATGCCAGCGATATGCTAATGCTGTCCAACATTGATGACCTTGCCAAGCTGTTTGACCCAACCAAAGCGGTGCAGGTAGTAAAGCACGACTATCAGACCAAGCATTCCAAGAAATATATTGGTACACCGATGGAAGCGGCGAATCGGGACTATCCCCGAAAGAACTGGTCAAGTTTAATACTTTGGAATTGCGACCACCTAAGAAACAAGGTGCTAACTCCTGATTTTGTGGACGATCACAGCGGGTCAGACCTGCATCGTTTCGGTTGGTTGCCAGATTCACTTATCGGTGAGTTACCGAAAGAGTGGAACGTATTGGTGGGTGAGCAAGAAAACAAAAACGCCAGAATTGCCCATTACACGTTAGGCATTCCTGAGTTTGACCACTACCAAGATTGCGACTTTTCCAAGCAATGGTTTAACACCAAAAGCCGAATGATGAATGGCTTGATCAAGATGAAAGAGGTTGTAGATGCCTGATTACAGCCTGTTAGCCCAAGCTCTGAGCCGCCAAGATGGACTTGCGCCCTATGGCATGAGAAATTTAGAAACAGGGCAAGACATAACCCAAGGCACGGTCAAAGGCAAAGGTTACTTTGGCGAAATACCAATGAATCAAGGCGGTGCAATGACTGAGATGTCAAGCGCTTATGGACAAGACGGTAATTTGGTATCACACCCATTGCTAGTGCCAACCCTAACCAAACAAGAGATTGACCTGCTTGGGATGGGACTAGAGCCAACGCCAGAAATATACAAAAAAGCACAAGACTACGCCCAGCAACGCATAAGCGCAGGTCAAAGCCCATATGCGTCAGGACAAGAGTTAAGATACCCAATTCCAACTGAATAACATAATGCTTTATTATGAATGACGTAACTAAAGTAGTTAAGAATAGAAAGAAAGCTGGCGGTAGGTCTGCGGGTACGCCTAATAAGGTCACAGCGCAAGCTAGAGAGGCCATTGCTATGTTCGTGGATGGTAATGCCCACCGCCTGACAGAGTGGCTAGATCAGGTCGCTAATGGCAATGAGGACACAAAGCCCAACCCTGCCAAAGCCTTTGAGCTGTTTCAATCAGTGGTTGAGTACCATGTACCCAAGCTGGCAAGGACAGAGATCACCGGCAAAGACGATGGGCCGGTAGAAATGGTGGTGACATGGGGCGGCGTGAAGTAATCCTGCCCTATTCCCCAAGGGCGGCATTTATGCCTTTCCATAACAGGACTGACCGCTGGTCATGCTTGGTTGCCCACCGCAGGGCTGGAAAGACCGTAGCGGCAATCAACGACCTGATTAAACGAGCCATTACCGAGGGCAACAGATCAGCCCAATACGCTTACATTGCCCCATTCAGAAGCCAGGCCAAGCGGGTGGCGTGGGATTACATCAAGTACTACGCCGCACCAGTCACCAAAGCCACCAATGAATCCGACCTGTCGGTAGAGTTAATTAACGGCGCAAAGATCATGCTGTTTGGCTCAGATAACGCAGACGCAATGCGGGGCATGGGTTTCAATGGGGTTTACCTTGATGAGTATGGCGACTTCAAGCCCAGCGTTTGGGGCAACGTCATTCGCCCCACACTGTCAGACCGATTAGGCTGGGCGGTGTTTGGTGGAACGCCAAAGGGTAAAAACCAGTTCCATGACATCTATCGGGTAAGCCAGACTGTCCCAGACTGGTTTTTATTGCGCCTGCCAGCCAGCGTATCCAAGATACTGCCAGACTCAGAATTGCAAGCGGCTCGGCTACAGTTAAGCCAAGACCAGTATGACCAAGAGTATGAGTGCAGCTTTGATGCCGCCATCCTTGGGGCGTTTTATGGTCAAGAGATGCGCCAAGCCCAAGACGAGGGTAGGATTTGCGAGCTACCGTTTGAGCCTGAATCGCCTGTCTACACGGCATGGGACTTAGGTTATCGGGATGACACCGCCATTTGGTGGTATCAGGTAGTGCGGGGCGAGATTAGGGTCATGGACTATTACGCTGTCAGCGGCGCAAGTATTGAGGAAATAGCTGGCGTTGTTAACCAAAAGGGCTACCGATACACAAAACATTACTTACCGCATGACGCAAGAGCTAAGACGCTGGCCTCGGGCGGCAAATCTATTGTTGAGCAGTTGGCAGCGCACCTTGGTGGCTTGAGTAAGTTAGCCATCGTGCCTGAAATTGGCATTCAAGACGGTATCCAAGCGGTGCGGATGATTTTGCCTCAGTGTTATTTCGACCCAAGTTGTGATGAGGGGCTGGAAGCGTTAAGGCAATATCAGCGGGAATACGATGAAGACAAAAAAACTTTTCGTCAAACTCCGCGCCATGACTGGTGCTCACACCCCGCAGATGCGTTTAGAATGCTTGCAGTCGCCTATCGACAAGAGGCAAAAGATCAGATACCGCCCAAGGGCAAGACCCTGCAAACCATCACCCTCGATGAGCTGTGGGACTTTGAGATGCAACATAAAGAGGAACGCATATGAGCCAGCCAGTAGCAGAAGTAGGTGCATATAAAAACATTACCGCCACAGGAGCAGTCACAACAGGCCCATGTCAGTTGCTTGGCTTTTACGTTAACAGCACTACCGTAGGCACTTTGGTGCTTAGAGACGGTGGCGCAAGCGGTACAGTTATGTGCGGCACAATTACACCGGCAGTTGGTTATCACCCATTTCCCGCCAACGTAGGAACTAGCTTACACGCAACCGAGGGTGGCACATTGGATGTGACATTCTTCTTTGCCAGCGGTAACTGATCATGTACGAAGAAAACGGCGCATATGAGGGCGAAGACCCAGGCCCGTACTGGCATGACCAGATTGAGACCGCCATCAAGATATTTGATAAGTGGGAAAAGCGCGGCTTAAAGGTTGTCAAGCGGTATCGGGACGAGCGTGATGCCATTGAAATGCCAAGGATGAAGTTCAACATCCTTTGGTCAAACATCCAAGTGCTGTTTCCAGCCTTATATGGTCGCCAAGCAAAGCCCGAGGTATCGCGCAGATACATGGATCAAGACCCTGTGGGTCGATTGGCCTCCACAATGCTTGAGCGGGTCATGGAATACGAGACCACGCAATTTAATGACTTTGACAATGCAATGAGTGGTGCGGTACAGGACAGATTGCTGCCTGGTCGCGGTACGGCTTGGATTCGTTACGAGCCAATCATTGTGAATGACCGCCCTGAGGTTGAGGAACAAGATGAGGCTCAGGTCTACAACACAATTGAAAACCCAACCGAGCGCATTGACGCGGCCCACAGCCCTATTGATTACGTTTATTGGTCAGACTTTTTGCATTCGCCAGCAAGAACATGGGATGAGGTTTGGTGGGTAGCTCGAGCTGTCTACATGACCAAAGAAGAGGGTGTCGAGCGCTTTGGGGACGTATTTAACAACGTCAGCCTGACCAGCTCAAACACCGACATGGACGGCAAAAATCCATTGACCGCCAAGATGACCTACGACAAAAAGGCGATGGTCTATGAGATTTGGAACAAGCGCACGGCCAAGGTTTGCTGGATTGCAAAGGGTTATCCCCAAGCGCTAGATGAGCGCGATGACCCATTAGAGCTGGAAGAATTCTTCCCATGCCCTAAGCCGTTGATGGCAACCACTACCACCGGCACAATGATTCCTGTTCCTGATTACTGCGAGTATGAAGATCAGGCGCAAGAGCTGGATAACTTAACTCAGCGCATTTACTTGCTGACCAAAGCTTGTAAAGCCGTGGGTGTGTTTAATGCCGAGTTTAAAGAGCTGGCGCGGATGTTCAGCGAAGGCGTAGACAACAAGTTATTCCCTGTGACTGGTTGGGCGGCAATGTCGGAAAAAGGCGGCTTAAAGGGCGCTATCGACATGATGGACACCTCGCAGATCATTGTGACCTTGCGCGAGCTGTACACCGCTAGAGAGCAGGTCAAGCAGTCGATTTACGAAATCATGGGCATATCGGACATCTTGCGTGGATCGTCCAAAGCTCAAGAAACCCTTGGTGCTCAACAGCTCAAGGCCAACTTTGGTAGCTTGCGGTTAAAGAGCAGCCAAGGCGATGTGGCTAAGTTTGCCACCGACATCTTTAAGCTCAAAGCGCAGATTATTTGCAAGTTCTACCCACCTGAGTTGATTGTTGAGATGTCAGGTGTGATGAACACCCCAGATGGACAAGACCCACAAAGGTTGCAAGCGGCGTTGCAAATGCTGTCTAACAGTACCATCCGCGACTTCCACATTGCGGTTGAAGCTGACAGCTTGGCCCAGATTGATGAGCAGGCCGAGAAGCAAGGCGCACAAGAAGCCATCCAAGCAATTGGTATGTTCTTGCGTGAGGCAATCCCTATGATTACCCAAGCGCCTGAAACCTTGCCAATGGCCTCTGAAATGCTGTTGTTCTTGGTGCGCCGATTCAGAGCTGGCCGCGGGTTGGAGAGCGCAGTTGAGAGGGCAATGAAAGCCCTGCAAGACAAGGCAGACGCTGCAACACAGCAACAGCCTGGCCCACCGCCCGAAATGCTTCAGATGCAAGCAGAGCAACAAGCAGAGCAGATGCGGATGCAAGCTCAGGCTCAGACTGAACAAATGAAGATGCAAGCGCAAGCCCAGATTGAGCAAGGCAAAGCGCAGCTTGAGATGCAAATGCATCAAGCAAAAACGCAAGCTGAGATGCAATTGGCTCAAATGAAAGCCGAGTTTGAGGTTGCTAAGCAAAACAACGAAATGCAAATTAAAGCCAGAGAGATGGCTGGAAGGGAAGAATATGAGCGATGGAAAGCAGAACTTGATGCAGCGACTAAAGTCCTTGTGGCTCAAATTGGTGCAAAAGCTGGCCTCGATCAGGCAGCGATGAGCGCACAAATGGCGGCATCTGAAGAGCTTGACGCTACTTTGGGTGACGGCATGAGTGAGGCAATTAACCGTTTAGCTGATATGCACGGTCAAACCCTTGGTCAAATTACAGGCGTAATGCAGGCGATCAGCGCACCCAAGCGCATTATTCGTGGGCCTGATGGTCGGGCGGCGGGTGTTGAGATTGCCACATGAGCTTTGTCATAGCGGACAGGGTTAGGGAAACCACCACTACAACTGGGACTGGCACTTTATCGCTTGACGGTGCGGTGGTTGGGTTTCAAGCATTCACCGCAGTTGGCAACAACAACACAACCTATTACACAATCCAAGGGACTACCGAGTGGGAAGTAGGA